GGACTGTGTTTCGGCTGTCTGCTTTCTTAAATCTTTAAACTGCGTCTGTGCCTCTTGTATAGCTTTGGATCTTTCTTCTATTAAAGTCCTTCTCGTATCTGCTAACTCCTTTTTTAAATTATTTACTATGGGCGATCTAGGACCCTCCTGCGCTCTTGCTTTTTTAATAACAGGATTAAACTCTGCATCCAAAGCATCAAGTCGTGCTTGGTAACGGTTGTTGATTGTCTTTATAGTGTCTTGGAGAGGGTCGACTAAAATTCTGCCATCATATAACTCGTTAATCTGAGCAGCTGCGTCCTCTTCACTAACCTCTACAGGTGTCTTTGCGGGAGTTTTAGCCACCACAGTTTTATCTTGTTGTTCTTGTGGTGCAAACTCAGCTGTAGGTTCTGTGTCTTTAAATTTTATTCTTTTCTGTGCTTTTGTAGTTTTAGTTTTTGCTTCTTGTAATCTAGACTTACCCTCTTCTGAATTTATGTACGTGTCCAATCGATCCAAACGAGACTGATTATTATCATAATTTTCTTGGGTGAGCTTTTGCATTTCAGTTAAAGACACACCCTTTTGTTTAGCATACGTCTTCATTTTTTTAGGGTTATCAAGACGTTGTTTTCTGGGTTTTTGCTCTCTTTCAATTCTTTTTTGTTCTGTTACAAGCTTTCTAATATCGGTGTTTTGTAGATCAATGTCTTTTTCTGCTTGGTCTGTTCTTCTCTCTAACACTTCTGTGCTTGGTATATCTGCTCTGGCAGCTTCCGCTTCAGCACGTCTTTTATCCAGTTCAGCTTCTTGCGCCCCAGTAACAGCTTGTCCCTCTGGGGTCACTAACCTAGGACGTTCTGCACGTTGTCTCTCAAGTTCTTGTCGTTGTTCAGAGGTCACAGCTTGTCCCTCTTCAGTTACAGGTAATACGACATCCTCTTCCGCACGTCTTCTTTGGTCTATTGTTTCTGGACTTTCTAGCAATCTTGCAGGAGTTACTGGTTCTACCCTTGCTTCTTGGGTTTCAGTTGTGGGATCAGCTTCGTCTTCGACCTTTGGAGCATCTTTTGCACCTCTCCTTCTTGGTGCAATCATTTCTACAAGACCTTGTACAAACCCACCTACACCTGCGCCATAACCAAAAGCCTCCCCAGAACCTTCGAATGCACCTCGTTCTGGGTTGTATATACCTTGCTCTATCAAGTTCTGTGCTACAGACGCACCATATTCTTGTAACCCTTCGAGTCCTCCTTCTCTTAATACACGTCTGCCTCGTGAAACAATATCGGTAGCAACATCGTCGCCTACGGCAGAACGTAAAGTCTTAAAATTTTTAATTATTCTAGTAGGAGATATAAGCTCTGACAGTCCTACTCCTGCTCCTAAAATAGCTGCCCCTGTGCGTTGTTTTGCTGTTGCATCAGCCTCTCTTGCACGTTCACTTGCTTCACCTGCACCCGCTGTTGTTGCCAAAGCCACCGCTGCCCCAGGGTTTATAGCGGCTGTCCCTAGTATACCTCCAAAAGATCCCAGAGCTTCTCCAAACTTTGCAGGTATATCGGTTGCCCCATACCCCACGTTAGGATCAGGAGCCAAAAAATCTTGTATACCACCTCCTATACTCTTTATACCTCTTCGAACAGGATCTTCTATTATTTCTGGGAGTATACTTGCAGCCCCTAACGCACCGCTTTCTAATATACCTGCTACTCCTCTTGGAATACCTTTTAGTAGTTCCTCTGGTATATCTAGTAAAGTTCCTGGTTTTTGCCGTTGTGCCTCTTGTAGACCCTGAATGACTCTATCTAACGCATCGTCTTCCCCCTCTTCTACGGCAGAGGTGCTAGGTTGTAGCTGTCGTTTTACGTATAGATCTAAAAGCTGTCGTGTTGTAGCCCCTTCAGGTCCTTCAACTCTTATCGGTGTTCCGTCTTTTTTATATATCTCGTAGGTAGGCATGACACCCCCTATACTTGTTTAGGAGGCTTGGAAGTATCTATATCCCCTGCATACAACAGACGTTGTATAGCTTTTAATTGACCAAACAATCCTACACCACCATCTCCCTGAAAGGCTTGCGCTCGATTTACTATCGCGGCTTCTATCAACTGTTCCTGTGCCTTGATCTCTGCTTTCAGTGACTCATCGTTCGGATCATCTTTTATCTTATCTAGGTTGGCTTGATACATGATGCCGAGAGGGCTGTTCATAACATCCTTAGTTATATCATTAATCTGACCTTGAATAGCGTTCATTCTAGTCATTAACTTAGAGTAATCCAACTGCTCTCGTTGAGTTTTTGCAAGCTCCGCTGTTAGTTTGTTAGACTCTTCCTCTATTAACTGTTTCTTCTCTGCAAGTTCGTTTCTTAACTCTTTCTGGTAAAACCTCTCGTCTGCTCTTGCCATGTTCTTAAAACCACCTGGGGCTGTAAGTATGTTGGTTAACCTTCTAAACGCTTTATCTCTATCTTTGGTTTCTGCCTCTCTATCCACCATTTGGGTAGGTCCAAGATCTGTTGCGGGAGCTGTAGGAGCTGCATCGGCATCGTCAGTTTTTGGGACTTCCATATCTGTCTTCTCTTCGTCTCCCATGAAAAACGGAGATAACAAAGAGGCAATACCAACACCCGTTAGTGCAGTCCTACCTGGAGAAAACTCTCTTGGTATTCTAGGATCTCCTTTAGGGAAGGACACTTCTGATCTACCTTTAGGAGTCATAGGTCTTGTAAATAATTTTTTAGCGTATGGGGCTAAGAATCTACCTGCTGCGGGTATTCCTTTTAACAAAGCTCCTGCAAACAACTTAATAGGCTCTTGAACATCGCCCCCCTGACTGTAACCTACAACGCCTCCTTCAGCCATTTGACGCATGTTAGGTCTAGGGTTGGTGGCTATACCACGCTGTTTTGCCATTGCCTGTAGCATGCGAGGGTCAAGTTTTGCCATAGCTTGCATGTTTCTATTGGCTCGTCTCTGTTTGTTTGCCAAGGCTCCTAAGACTCCCATAGCCATATCTCGCTGCGAGGGTAGTCCCATTTCTTGACGGCTTTGTTCTAGTAGTTCGTTCTCTTTTTGATCTTTGACTGTTTGAGCGTTTTGTTGTTGAGCAGCTATCAAGTTATTTTTTGCTGCATTCTTGGTTTGTATGGCAGACTGTACCGCTAATAATTCTAAGAGTTGCGGAGATACTCCTCTAACCATTTGTTGCATGCCCTGTGCTTGCATGCCTTGAAGCTGTCCCTCTGGTAACATACTATATAAACCTGCTTTTTTATCTAACTGATCTATTATTCTAGTCATGATATCAACCTAGTCAGTGGATTTCCCTCCTCTTTTAGGCTCGGAAAAAATCTTGAAAAATAATCAGTAAACGCATCTGTGCCTCTCATAAGATTACCTGCACCGCTTATTATCCTATCAATGGACGATGGCTCTTGGTATGTGTAAGATTTGGTGGCTATTGGTAACCCTTGTAGTAACGACTGCATATACTGCACTTGCTTATAAGGGAACTCACGCTCCTCCTCAAACTGTAGTCTGTCAGCAGTTATACCTTCGGTGTCTATGCCACGTTGTACACCTCCTAAATTAGCCAACTTACCTAACGAAGCTAGTCCAAATTTATTTATGTCTTCCTGCACAGCTCGTTCTCTATCTTGTTCAATATTAAACTGATTTAGAGCCTGTGTGTACGCATCTGCGTATCCTTTTGCTGTAATATCTCCTAAACGTGTTTGAAGGTTTCTGTCTCTTTCCGCATCCATGATTGCTTGTCTACCACCCCCAAAAGCACCTGCTTTAGTTAGCCGTGACGCATCGGCTAGTCTGGATATATCTGCTTGTCTTCTTGCTTCTCGTAACTGTGGTTCTAAAGCAGCTTCCAAATAAGGGTTCATAAACTGAGTTGCTATGCCACCTGTAAACGTCTGAGGAGTAAATGCCCCCATTCTTTCTGTGGGTATATTTAAGCTACCTAACCCTTCAAAAGCCTTTGTTTGTAGATCTGACGGACCTGCCGTTAGAGGTCCTGTATAGGCTTCATAGGGCATAGAGGCAAGCCCCTGACCTCTACCTAACATTTCTGTTACATAAGGTCCTACATAAGGAGATAGAGCAGATTCTACACCTGTTGCTTCACCATAATTTGGGTCTGTCAGTTCAATATTTGTCATAGGGTCTGTTGACATATTTTTCTCCTATGTAGGCAAGAAATCTTGAGGGTCTATTTCTGGAGCCTGTTTTTTAGTCCCCGTTCTAGCCATTCGTATTTCATCCATCATGTTTTCTAGTTCTTTTGCACCTGCATCCGAGTTTCCGTTGCCTAAATGACTAACGACATCAGCAGGGATTACGAACTCACCATCACTTAACATGGCAGGTTGTTCTCCGTCTATCATGGCAGGTATCTCATCAGCCATACCATCAGTGGCTCCGTCTAGATACATACCTTGTTTTTTAGCAGCTGTAGCAATACCTCCCTCTCTCATGGTTTGTAGAGGAAAACTAGCAGGATTCGCTTTATTTATGGCTTCTAACCCTTTCGCTTCGGTTGCAGCTCGTTCGAGCGATGCCAACCCTTCTCCTTTTGGCACAAACTGCACATCAGAAAAGTATCGTTGCCCTCCACTCCCAGGTCGTCTGTTGGGGTCAAACGTGTTAGGGACTTGTGTGCGAACAGCGTCATACAAGGGTATGGAACCCCTATACCCTGCAGGTTCTCTTTGAGAAGAGAAAAATCCTGGAAATAGTAAAGAACCTATGCCCCCTACACCTAAAGCAGCTGCGCTAAGATAGTCACTTGTTGTTGGAGCAGCAGGTTTGAATTTCTTCATAACGTCTTGCCCAGGTAGTAAATTAGTCAAATCAGTTAAAAAATTACCTGTACTTTGGTCAGACTTAAAACTTGATACGTCAGGCAGTACTGGACTTGTGATCGGAGTGCCTACGTTTTGAGGGTAGTTAGGATCACCAAAAGTATAATCCATAACGTCCCCATACACATCTCCCACATAGTTTTTTGCGCTCGTCAAACTAGACGAAAACCAGCTACCTACTTTACCTAAGTCTCCTCTAAGAGTTCTTTGACTATCGGTTTCTGCCATTACTCTCTGCCTCCAATAATCCTTAACAGCCTGTCTGTAGCATCATCTCGTGTGTATGGATTATCCATATCAAGCTCATTTTCCAAAATATTATCTATAGTTGTACTATCTTTGTAGGGATTAGTAAACATTCTTTCTTGTTCTGGAGTGGCAAAAATACTTTCAAAATCATAAATATAGTCTATATCTGCCAACTCTGGAGGATCAACTCTTACAGTTCTAGCCCCCAAAGAAGTCAAAGCAGCTGCGGCTGGGTCAGGTCTCTGCTCTGTTAAAGTCCTTAGTATTTGCTCTTCTTGTTCCTCATTGGGTATATCAAAAGCAATTTTTGGATCTACCTTGGGATCTACTTTTGGATCTACTTTTGGATCTACTTTTGGATCTACTTTTGGATCTACTTTTGGATCTACCTTGGGATCTATTTGTACCCCTGGTTTTGGGTCTATTTTACCTGCAAATAGATGGTCTCCCACTTTTGTGCCTTTATTAGAATGTTGATCTAACATGGTATCACCCCAAGTAGGGTTAACGATACTTGGATTCCAATAATGTGTAGCTCCACCTGTATTATCTTTCTTTTTACCTGATAATACATCATTTAATATTTTTTCTGTAGATTTATACGCTGCACTGTTGGTGTCTATATTTACAAGGTCGTTACCACCTTGATTTTTTGGGTTAAAAGCTGAAAACTGATAAGGTTGTTTTACAACAAGTTCGGGTCTCCCAGGATATCTCTTATCTGCAGTTCTGTTTAGTATGACATGTGCTACTGCAGCCATGCCGTCTGCCCCTTGATTACCTGCTTCAGAATACATAGCTCGTATCATTGCATCTTTATCTGCATTAGATATAGGAGCCGTCATCGTGGGTAAGGCCGTGCTACTGGGTTGTGGGTCTACAGGTGTTAACGTCTTAGGCTCTGTTAGTACACCTGCTTCTGATAACACGTCAGGTTGTATGGAAGGTAGCACACCTGCCTCGTTTAGCATGTCTATGGCTACATCACGCTCTGCCTGTGGAGTTAGACCTTCAGGACTTAGTTTTGGTACAGCCTCAGGTGTAGTATCTTGTTTGGGTTTGGTGAAACTTTTATAAACATTTACACCCGCATCTTTTACTACATTTACTGCGTCAACACCTGTTTCTATAGACTTAGAAGACCCTCCTGCTATAAACCCTGCCCCTAGATATGTTTTATAGTTCTCAGGTAACTTAGCAAAAGTTTCAGAATCAAAAAATTTGTCCGCTGTGCTTGTATAATCTTGCACAGCCTCTTGCGTTCCTTCAGTAATAAATTCACCAAAGGTTTTACCTCCAGTTGCTTTTGTGAAAGGGAGTAAATTTAACGCACCACTTGACAATGCCCCACCCGTAGCAAACATCCAGTCTTGTTTATTAGGTTTATCCCTGCCATTTTTTCGTGCTTGCGCCATCGCTATCGGACCAATAACCTGCAAAGACTCAACCGCAAACGGCCCTGCTAGTCCTACTAGAGGATTACCTGTTACAGCTGTAAGACCCATAGCTGAAAATAAAGAAGCCGCTATGTTGGCTCCTTGTTCTATAATAGCATTGTCTAATTTACCCCAGTTGTAACCCTCTCCCTCTTTGTTTATGAACTCTACTGTGGCAGAAGCACCCTCAAACTGTACTTTTTCTTTCTGTGTTGTGGCAAACTCTAGCATCTCCTCCGCACTGTCAAACCCAGGCAGCTTCACCCCACTTCGAGCTAGAGCCTCCAACCCTGTTAGATAATTATCTACTGTAGTATCAACACCTCTACCAAAATCTGTTTTATACTGAGCCACTTCATCTTTAATCTTTTTTACGGCTGTGCTTACTGTGCCTTCTCCTTCACGATCTGTTCTAGACTCTTTACGTGACTTTGACCCTGGAGATACTATTTCTGCTATGTCTTGCTCCTGATTAAACACTGCTGGATCTATAACCCCACCTAATTCTTCCTCTACAGGTCTTATGTCTGGTAAGTCTCTTTCAACTATTTTAGGAAAAGGATCTTTTGGTGCAGATGGAATATCTGCTGGGGCTTCTGGAGTGACATCTGGGTCTAAAACTGGAGCTGTAACCTCTTCTGTGGGAACCCCAGGAGGAGTGTATGTAGGTTTTAGAGGTTCACTGGCGGGAGAAATTTGGGTAAACAACTCTGTGGGGTCTTTTGCGACTTTAGTAGGCTGGTCTCTAAATTTATCTAATGTTTCTTTGTCAGGTAATACCGCTTCAGTTAGAAACTCTCCTGTATCCATAGGTAATTCTTCTACAGGATCTATATAATTTTTTGCACTCGTGCCTATCAGCGTTCGTATATCTTCAGTAGCCACTTTGTTTAAACTATTATTAAGTGCATTCATTGGATCTTCCCCTTTTGCACTTGCTACAAAGGTTTCAGATAACACATTAGACACATCTTTTAGGGCTTCATCAGACAGATCTCCACCACGCTCTAGTATTGGGTTTATTACTACGTTATTAGCAAGTGTGACAGAAGCTGCAGTAACACCGTCTCCCCCTTGAAGCTGTGTAGATACACCCGTTTTTAACGTTGTATTTAACTTTCTACCTAAATCAGTTGATGTATCAATATTTAGTGGGTCAACTATTGAGTTTGTGGTCTTGTTAATTATGTCGGTGCTTTTTAACCCTGCTCCTATAATAGCTGTTTCAAAGTCACCCCCATTTGTTGCAACATTTACAGCTGTGTCAGTAACAAAATTAGCCATAGTTGAACCTATAGTGTCTGTTAATGTTTCTGCTACAACACTACCAGCTGCATCTAGCACAGGGGCAGCCACAGTGGACACGACGACACTCGCTAATACTTTTCCAGGGTCAGCTCCTTTATCTACAGCATCTGCGCCATTAATTACGGGTATAGCCCATGAGTTACCTGTTGCAAATGCTGCTACATTTACAGCTGTTTTTAGGTCAGGGTTTTCTAATATGGCTTCTCCTACAGGACGTAACACATCAGCCGCAGCATCAGCAACTGGTCTCACAACATCACCAACTACATCAGCAACAGGTCTAATTACATCTCCTACAGCATCCGCAACCTCTTGAACAGCGTTTACCACTATGCAGCCTCCATCAACGGTTCTTTACCAAACTTCAAAAACATTGCATACCCTTCTGCGTTTTCTAACTCTACAAACTCTAGGTTCGTATCTAATTTTTCTAGTCGTTTCTGTAGCACACGTAACGCAGGTATTAGTCTTTCACTCCTAATCTGTGCGCTCATGTGTGTGATACCCTTTTTTTGCACATATGCTCCGTATTGATACATATTGTCAATAACGTTACGCCCTACATCCATATTGTAGATTCTAACATACATATTATTTTTTTCTTTGTTGTAAACACCCACAAATATGCTGTTACCTATCTGCACAGTCTGCACATTCTTACTCACTATCTCCTGAAGAATTTTTGCCGCTGCATCTTTTCTACTAACATTCTCTGGTATTTGCCCTGAACTCTTCATGTTTTCTATAGCACCAAGTAAAACTTGATTATAGCTTAGTTTTTGTTCTTTGCTATCCACCAGCTTCATTATGTAATCTCCAGATAACTTGCTACCACGTGTAGTCTGTTTGCTGTTGCTGCTGTTACCTTCAATATCTCTGATGCTTGCACAACAAGAGGGGCTGTCAGAAGCTCTACCGTGCCATTTGCGCCTACAGCTTTTACTTTATATATACTAAATACGTCTGACCCACTTGTTATAGTCAATGTTATCGTATCTCCACTGCCTGAGTCGTCAGATACCAAGATAGATTTCATGATGGCTGTGGTGCTTGCAGGGCATGTATACAACGTGGTTATACTGGTGCTTGTGAGGTCTACTTTAGAGTTTTTATAGTTATTTGCCATTAGCTAATAAACCACGCCTGTGCATCTGATTGTTCTTTCAACGTATTCTTCCTAAACTGCTCGTCTATTTGGTTAAAATATAGCCGTAACGCATCATTTAGCTTCATAGCTTCTTCTCGACTGTACTCTGCCCTTGGTAGTGGTAACGCAGGAGCGCGAAAAAGCACGTCATAATCTGTTAAATCTATACTCATCAACGCCTCCCGTCAGGTCGCATATCCAATCTAGGAGAGCCAAGTTGCCATTGCACTCCTGTAGCGTTGGATTGTATCTTTAAATTAAGCTGTCGTCCTCTAACACGCACGTCAAGTTGACTGGTAAACGCTTCTACGGGAGTTGTAGCAGAACGTGTTACTGTACCACTACTGTTTCCACCTTCCGACGAGGTAGACTTGATGCCTGACCCAGAGTTCGTTAGTGGGTCTAATGTCAGCGTGACAGACGGATTATCTATGGTAGAACCGTCAAAAGTCACATCAGGCATGATTCTGTTTACTAAAAACAACCTATGCCCATCGTCAAGATCGAAGTCCGCAGACGTTATAAACGCAGTTATCGCTGCAGGTGTGCCTGTCTCGTTATCATCTAGCCCCTGCTCATGCTCTACTAATTTACCTGACGTAGTCGCTGCAAGTGGATTATCTCTTGCCCCTGAATCTACCCACGCTGTACGTGTTAAATTGCCAAAATACCACACGTCTTCAGAATAATTGTATATTACATACCTATTTGGCACATCTGACCCTGTTGCACAATAGAACCACCATATCTCGTTGAACGACTCGTTTGTACCTGCAAACACTTGCTCGTATTGGTTTTCATTAAAATCATTAAACACGTAACGACGTAGATCACACTTTAGTGTTTCTGTTCTACCATCGTATTTGTAGAACTTATCTGTACCCATCCAGTAGGCTATACCATTTGCATACGCCACAGCGTTTTTAGAGGCTATAGATATGTTCTCACCAACAAGGTTAGCCCCCCATACTATGGGCGCACCGACATACTGCAAGCTGTATAACGCAGCGTCTGTCCAAATTAACACCGCTTGGCGTGAGTTTGCGCCTGTAATAATCTTTGAGCCTTGCGATAGACGTAAGCTACCTGCCTGATTTGTAGCCGAAGGTGTCCAGTCCACTAAACTTTCTTGGTCAGACCATCTAATCAACAAAGGATCTAGATCGGAGCTTCCAAATGCGTTAACACCTAAACAAAAAACAAAACGACTCACATCAGATACGACTATGTTGTTATGTGTGGTAGGAACTCCTGATGCACCTGCCAAGCTGGATACAAGTACACCGCGTGTAGTTTTGCCATTGGTAACATCCCATGTATATAACTTGCCACCATCAAACCCTAAAACTAAATCCTCACCAAAGTTCTGTTGATGCCATAAACGAATACCAAATGTAGTCGTACCACTGTTGTTCCATGTTGTACCCGCTTCGTTCCAAGCCCCTGCACCCCAACCTGTTAATGCAGCTTGCCCTTCTTTTCCTATGTTTTCTTGATATTGTGCTGTTTGACCTGAACCAGTGTAATCGGTGTTAGCTGCGCCTGTAGAAGTAGCTGAAGCTGTGAACGTGTATACATTTGCTGATGTAACTCCAGTTATTTCATGCTCCGTATTAAGCACATCTGCTGTTATTCCACCTCCTAACGTAGTAAATCCTGCAAAAGTTACAAAATCTCCTATTTCTGCTCCGTGTCCAGTATCGGTTACTGTTATAGTTGTTGACCCGTCAGTTCTGGCAAGGTTGATTGTGCTAGCACTAGCTGTTGTGGTTTTACGCACGGGGGTAATGTCGTAATATCTGCCCCCCTCCTCTATGTAAAATTTCTTGTGTGTGCCAACACCTACCAAAGGTATACTACCAAGCGTTGTCCATGCACGTATAGAACGAGCCTTTCCGTCAAACGTGTTATCAGATATACGTGTCCACCCACCTATCTTCTCAGGACTACCCTGTCGAAAGCGTATTTTATCACAGTCAAACCACCCACCCTCGTTGGTATATCGAGTGTTTTCTCTATTGACTCCAGGTTTAAATACTACTTTCTTTAGGGTCATTAACTTAACTCAAAGTGGGGTCCATCTATAAACGGGCGACGACCTTGAGAACGACGTAGGTCTATATAGGCATTCATAGCTTCTTCTGCTGTGCCTTCCCAGTCACGGAAGTCATTTATATGCCATGCCGCGCCCCATTTTATTGGGACACCTACACGCACTGCGGCTTCTTTCATTGCGTCTGCAATGTCGTCGTACAGATTTAGTTCCCAGGAGGCACGTCCTCCAGGAAGGTACGCCATTAGATCGACGGCATCTCCTGTAAGGTGTTTAGACTTCATCGTCTGCGATGCCCCACGGGCTACGAGGTCAGCCTGTTCTGCCTCAGTACGGAGACCACAGATCACTCCGAAGTCGACGTTGCTCACTGTGATGGCATGCGTAACAACTGAGTGCATCTCTGCTTTTACTCCGTCTAATCGTCCTAAACTTCTCTGTGATAATTTAAAC